CAAGCGTCTTGTACTTGTGATACGGCACAAAGAACGACACCCACTGAAGCGGCTCGGCATATCTGGCAATCAGGTATTCAGCGAGTACGCCATTGAACCCAGCGATGATTGAATCGTTGGTTGGCTTCACCGCTAACAACTTGTGGTTCTGATCGGATGCGTTTCTATTTCCGTAGAGAGACCGGCTCTTGAGTGTCAGCGTTGCCACCACGCTATCCGATGAGTTGTAATCGAACGAATAGAGATACCCCGACTTGTCGTTATCGCTTCCACCAGTCACCTCGTAGGACTTGCCCGCACCGAACGGCCACTTGTACATGTTGCCAGCCACTCGGTTTACGACCGTTCCAATGTCCTCCTGCCACCACTGCGGAGCTGGCGATTCGAGGAAATCGCTAGCGGGAATGTGCGTCGTCACGCTGTATGGATAGCCCCAGGGGTACATGAACATCTTGCCGCTTGAGAGGATTCCGACCCTGCTGGCGCTCGTGCGGCAAACCTCTTCCAGGAAGTCGACGTACTTCGTCTCATCCTCGAATACACCGGAGAGGTAGCGGTAGCGAGGGTTTGTTGCCGTTGAGTAAATGTCGGTGTAGGCCGATGAATACCGGGAGGTGTCCCACCTGGCTCCGTCCACGAAGGCCGAGCCGTTCCAGTCGTAATCCAGGTTCTTTGTAATCGTGTGAATGTAGAACGGGCTTGCGGCCCCAGGACTGGACGGAGCACTCGTGAGGATCGGCCCTTCGACCAGATAGAGAGCAAAGGGAAACGTGTCCCAATGGGGAAGTGCCTGCCCGCTATCGACGGTTTGGGCGTTGAGCGTCACATGGCTGTAGACCAGGCCCTCTGCATTTGCCGTCGATTCTGTTCCGTAGCTTGCTGATAGCGGTCCCAGAAGCTTGATTCGAGGGACGTTGTGCCCGTTATCCGCTGTGTTCGTCGTCTTCCATTCGGTTGCCGCTGAAGAGTCTGCGGTATCTCGCACGAAACGACGCACTCGCTGACTGCTCCCGTTGTTTATTGACAGGTCATTTGCCGTGTAGTTCGTCACCGACCAGCCCAGGGCGTAGCCGTACTTCCCACCCTCGTAGTCAACGAACGCAATTCGGTCCCATGCGAGCACCATGTTGAAACTGCCGCCAGCGTTATTCTGCGTGTTGTAGTTCGACAGGATTGCTCGAGCTCTCCCCTCTTCGCTTACGATTTGGTGAGTGGTTGCGTTGTAACGTAGAAGGAAGACTTGCAGCTCGCTTCCGCTGCTCGAAGCCCCTGTTCCGTTCGCCTTGCAATCGATCTGAATCGCCACGCTCGGTCCACGGTTGATACCCGCACTTGGAATGTCGAATGCAACTGAGGGGAAGAGATTCAATGCGTGGGAATGGGTGGCACTGAACACCGTCGAATCTCCCATCCCGCTTGTATACATCTGAACCCAAGTATCACTTCGGTTCTTGCTGTAGAGATTCACCTGATCTGTTCGGTTCTCAAGATGACTCTTGAACGCCGTGCCGTAAGCGTATTTGGCAGTTGTCGCACCATCGGCAGAGATTCGAAGCGGGGTGACAGCACCGTAAATGCCGAGAAGTAGCGGAACTGAACGACCGACGCTACTCGACGGAATGCTGCTCATGCCGGAAACGGACGAGCTTGCAAGGAGTGTCAGGTTCTTGTCCTTAAACTGGCTTGTGGTGATGTCGAACGTCACCTCATCAGGGGTTGCTTGCCACGACTGAACGAGGCCCGTGCAGACCGTTTCCCAGCTTGTTTCCCCGTCAGAGTCGTTAGTGGTGGTCATCACGTAGACGGTTACAATCTGTTCGATTGGCGTGTACCGCTGGAGCACATCCGAGAACTTGCGGTAGGCACCGAATGAGCCGATGGTGTTATCGACGGAGAATGTGCTGAACGATATGTTGGGCAAGTACTTCCCCGCCGCCAGCTCGACCTCGCCGATGTTTTTCAGAATCGGCCAGTAGGTTCCGATGGTAGTTGCGTCCTTGAGCGGCTTGTCGACGAAGGAGTATGTCATCGTGCTGGTCGCCCCGTTCTCGTACGTCTTGACCGTTAGATCGACTCGCTTGAAGTAGTTGAATGAGGAGTGCGTCATACTATTTCTTCAACCACCATACTTACATCGTTGTATCCCGTTTCAACTAGCGGAGCGCTGAACGACAAAACCCTGCCGTATACGCTCGTGTTGTTATTGAGCAGCGTGTGATCGGACGTGGTGAACATCACAACGCCGTTGTACTCTCTCGGCTTCCCGAACCTCGTCATCAGAGACATCGCAGTTGCATACGGGAGCTTCTTCCACCCAATCGTGTAACGGTAGAACGGCTTTCTCTGATACTGCGAGTTGGTGAGTCGCTGATAGCTGAACGTGTCGGGATCTGCTCCAGGGTCAACCGCCGCACCGAAGAAGAGTTTGCTATGCTGGACCTTTGAAGCTGAGGTTGCATTGTAGTTCACCCACCAATAGCGGTAGCTGCTAGAGGTCGTAAAGTTCTCAATGTAATCCTCTGCGTAGGAGCCGGTGAGTGTTTTGCTCGTGAAAGATGAGATGGTGCGAATCGTTGATGCGGCCCCGTAGCTATCTGCGGAGTGAGCTTTGATGGTGATGGTATCAACGTAGTCGTACTTCAAGAGGATGGCTTTTGAGAGAAAGATGGTGTTGATTGGCGTCGAACCGCCCACGTCAAACGAGATGCGAGTATCACCGGATGCAGCGGTAGCCAGGCGGAACATGTCCATTCGTGAACCACCGAACAAGTTTGTAAGCGGGTAGCTCGTATCAGCCGTGTTGGTAACCGCCGTAGTTGTCGATGCAAATGGTATCTCGCAATCTAGAAATCTGAGGTTGGCCATGACTACACCATCTCCTCAAACACGCAGGTGATATCGTTCCACCCGCCCGAGATGAGCTTCTTTCGTGCTCGAATCGTGCAGCGGTCAGCGAGCACCTTGCAGTGAACGAGCTTGAGATCGGCAAGCGGGTCAACGTGCGTCACGCCGTAGAGAAAGACGTGATGATGCAGAGGGTTCTCAAGAATCTTCTCGCAGAACTCCTCAGCCTTGGCGTCAGTAACTCCCTGCCAGTCCATTGTGAACATGAAAGAGCTGTTTGTACCCTTGGTCATCATCACATGCCCTCGCCCGTGCCTCCAGGCGTCGTATTCCCTTTCCTTGTATTCGTAGAGAGGAGTGCTCGGTTCAACGCCCATGTCGAAGAAAGTGCCGAAGTACGCTTTGCTGAGAGGGAATTTGTGAGCGGAGCCGCCGGATAAGTAGAGTTGCCAGTAGCGGTAGGCGATCAGCGTTCCTGCCCTGTCATCGTTGAAAGCGGCAGTGAAGGCAATGTCCTTCAGGTAGTGCCCAGAGAATGTTCTGTTCTGAAAACTCACCGTGCCCATCTGATCGACCCAGGTTGAGCCGTTTGTTGACCCCTGAATGTACGCATCCGTTACGCCGAGTGCGTGAAGTGCTTTAGCGTTACCGAGAATGAGATGATCGACAGCCGCAGTTGTCGCCGATCCGAGATCGTACACGATTGAGATGTTTGACTGATTTGATGAGAGCTGAGCGATATTGTGGCGGTGGCCGTAGAGCAGATTCTCATGCGAGTTGTCGGTTGCGTACGTTCTGTTCGTCGTCACGCTGATCGCTCTGGCGGGAATGTCGGGGTAGCTTATCAGGCAACTGGTCATGTCACGTCCCGTAGATTCATGCCCCACTCTTTTGCTGATTCCTCAGCTTCCTTGCGACGACCGTTCTTGATGAGGAACTTGAGGCGAGTGATCCTTTTTGCGGTTCGACTTGCATTGGCGTTATCGCTCACGCCGCTATCACCGGAGCCACCACCCGGGGTTACGATGTCTCCCACGGTGACCTGAGCGATTGCTTGCGTCACGTCGTTATTGAATTCACTATTCACTTTGAATGTTACGCCGACCTCGTAGTACGCCTCTATAAGCGAAAGCTGGCTGAGTAGCTCTGTTACACCACCACTCACTTCAGCTAGCTTGTCTTTCGTGGCTCCCATTGCAGCCGTCACACTGTCTGCATTTCCGTAGAAGGCGAGAGAGGCATCCTTGATTGAGTTCTTGAATACGTTTATTCCCGTTCCGTCATCGGCGAAGGCTGGAGGTAGTTTTGTGGTTTCCGCCAAGAAGTCCCGAACGCCCTTGAGGGCGAGCGCCACCGGATCGACCATGTGCTTATTCACGCCCTCACCAACTTCCTGCAATGGATTGATGACGGAGTTCAGTCCCTCGTTGAACTTCGTGACATCGGCATCGGCTTCCTTGAACGGAACACCGAGTTTCTGAAGCTGGTCGAGGATTGCGATTATTTGAGGCTCTGAAGCGTTCTTCAACTCGTCGAAGGTGGAGAACCCAGAATCGTAGATGGTCCTGAAAATGGCGTTCACCGAATTGGCGTCGATCCCAGAATCCTGAAGGATGCTGCGGAAGTCTTCGAGGTTCATCTTCGGCAGGGTGGTATTGAAATCATCGAGTGCTTTCTTGGCACCAGAGAGCTTGTCCCGCAGGTAATCGAGCCGGTCGTTGAACGCTCCAACGCCTTCACCTTCCGCTGCACCAGATGCGGCAGCCGTATTGAACGCTGCTGAGGCGCTATCGAGTTCGCTTGTCAGACGGTCCCGTTCTGCGTTCCTCTTTCCGTTTCGACCTTTCAGGAACTTCTCCTCCGCCTCGGCGAAGAGGTCGCCTACCGCATCGAGGCTGAATGCTCCGCCCTTCGTGCCACCTCGGAGGATGTTCTCGAAGGCGACATCCACGGCACCGATTGCACCAGGGATGCCCTTTCCGAGTAGCTCCTTGGTCTTCTCAATTTCCCTGTTCGCATCGGCAATGGAGAGCTGCCCCGCTCGGAATCCCGTCACGATGATATCAACGGTCTTGTCGATGCCGACACCCAGAGAAGTTGCAGCGATGCCAACACGGTTTAGATCCAGGAGGAGTGATTTGAGTGGAGAGAGGTCGAGCTTTGAAAGGGCTTTCGTTTCCTTCTCGGGCTTGTTCGTCAGTTCCTTCAGATCGTTTTGAGCCTTCGATACCTCGATGGACAAGTCGCCTACGCTCTTCCCGGCGTCCTTCGCATCTTTCTGAATCTCCTTGAGCTTCTTCTTCGCCTCATCGAGAGCCTTCTTCGCCGCTTCAATCCCGTCCTTGTCGGCCTTGGAGCCTTTCGCCTTCGCCTTCTGGAGGTCGATTGATGCCTTCTCCACGGCGTTCTGTGCCGACTGAAGTTTCGTTTTCCCCTGAATCTTGTTCTGCAATTCGAGTTCGAGTGCGGTGAGGGCCTTGTTCTTCGTGGCGATCTCGTCGTACAGGGCCTTCACTTGCTGGCCCGCATCCACGTTCGTGAGCATCCCCTTGTTCACTTGGTCGAGGATGTCCTTGTACTTCTCCGAAGCGGAGAACAGGCGGTAGGTCTCGTCGGCAAGGCGCTTGGCTTCTTGCTCGGCTTTCTGGCGTGCGGCTTTCGCTTCCTTCTCGGCGTCGGTAAGCCCCTTACTTCCTTCCTTCTTGGCGGCTGGGCCCTTCGGATAGCTGGCAGGAGCAAAGTTCGTGGCCGGCGTCTTGATCGTGAGCGGGTCAATCGGGGCCGTTACGGTCGCTGCACCCGAGTTGATGTTGTTCACGTTCTGAGCGACGGTGAGGAGCTGGGCATTGGAGGCGTCTACGAGCTGCTGAATGCTGGAAATGCCAGAAGCCTTCATCGCTTCAAACAGCGTTGCTACCTGGCTCGTGGAGAATCCGAAGTTTGAAATGAGCCGTTGAGCCAACGTCGGGAAGTCTCGGACGCCCAGCTCGTTTGCCTCGGCACCAATGTCACGCAATGAATCGAGCAACTGGCGAGAGCCCCTGCCGTCAGCGAGAGCCGTCTGGAAGTTTGAGAACGCCTGGTCGATGGCACCCAGGGCGCCGGGAATGCCGTCAGTGAATAGATCCTGGAGTGCCGCAAGGGATGAGTATGCCTGGTCGATCGACAGCGTACCGTTGAAGAATGACTCGAAGATGGCATCGCCGAGCTGCTCGAAGGAGTATCCGGTGGTTTGGACGAGGACCTGGAGATTCTGGAGGCTTCCCCCGATGTTGTTGAAGATTATCGCTGCAAGCTGGCCGGACATGTCCTCTCCGACCCCCAACAGTTGCTCGAACGCTGCGCCTACGCCACTGAATGCGGTTTGTGCTTGTGCTGGTAATTGAGCGAACATGTCATCAAAAGTTCCGTCCCCGAACGAAGTGCCCTCGCCGCCAAACAACGAATCGGCGGGGTTCATGACGAGATCATCTATTCTTGCGATTTGGCCGTTGATGATTACTGCTAGGCGATTGGCGTCAAACATGTCGGCGAAGTAGCGGTCCACGGACTTGCGTGCGGTAGTTCCCGCAGTGTCGCTGGAACCGAAGAGGCCAACAATGTTCTGAAGAAGTGCGTCAGCGATTGGCCCCGTACCCGGAGCGTAATAGTTGGCGATGGAAGAACCGATGGACCCAACCAGTTGTTGAGCTTGAGGGAGTCCGAAGTCACCGTTGCCGAATGCTGCGTTCACACCTTGTGCGATGGCATCACCAAGGGCCGAGGCAATCTCGCTTTGAAGTTGTTGGGCCATGCCCTCGATGTCGAAGCCGAAGAACTGGCCTACATCCTCTTTAGTAGACGCCCTTTTCGGAGCCCCGCCAAGAACGTCTGCCGGTGTCCGTGTGTCGCTCGCATCGTATGAGGCGGAAACGACCTCGCCGGAGTTGTCCTTCCCCTGCCTGAGAGCCGCTACAACGTCTCCGACCTTCTTCCCCGCCTTGATGGACTCCTCGCCAATCTTCCTCATGCCGGCGGCAATCTGCTCGACCCCAGAGGCATTCTTGTAAAGCTGCTCGACCTGATAGACCACTTCAGGGAGTGCGTTGATCCCAACTACATCGTCGATTGCTGAACTGAGTTGCTCGAAGCTCTTCAACATCGGATCTTGAGTGGCAGTGAACTTCTTGCTCTCAACCGTGGACTTCTTCAAGCCCTCCTGAACTGACTTGAGCGCCTTGTCTGCCACTGGACGAAGTTTCTCAAACTGCTTTTGAGCCTGGTCGGCCAGTGAGTTGAAGACTGAACTTGCGGTCCTGCCGAGCGAAAGAAGGGCGTTGTCAGTTTTCCCCGCCCCAACTTTGGGGAGGCCTAGCAGGTCGCCGATGAAATCACCCGTGTCTTGCCCCGCCTGTGCGACGGCCCCCACGGTTTTGACCGTAATGGTGATAGGCACTGCGGCGATCTGAGCGATTTGGAGTGCTGTGGAGGCAATTCCTGCCAGTTGCTCCCCGACTTCTTTCAATCCCGTGATGAATGCAGGGCTGGTAAGCGTGGACTGCATTTGCTGAAATGCTTGAGAGAGGGACACCGAACTGTTAATGCCCTCAAGAAACGCCTTCGATGCGTTCTCGACGGCCACTGTGACTTTGCTAAATGATGTTGCGGCAGTATCGTTGATGTCTGGGAGTTGAGCGGCTTTTTGAAGAATACGTTCTTGAGCAAGCTGGTAGGACGCCAACTTCCCTTCTGCGTCGGTAAGCTCCCTGCCCACAATGCCCATAGAAGCGGCATAACGCTTGTGAGCCTCTTCAACGGAGAAGACGATTCCTAAGTTATCGAGAATCATTTTAGATTCGCGACCGATACCGACTGTAAGAGAGTCAACCGCCTGCGTTGCGTCGATTCCCATGGCACGACCGAGCTTAACGGCGGCCCCTGCTAATTCGTCGAAGCCCTTTGTGGGCAATCCGAGAAGAACGGCCTGATTCGCTTTCTGGTAGAGTTCAACATCAGAGATGAGGCCCTGAGTAGCCGAACGTAGGTTTGAAATGGATTGTGAGGGGTCGGCCCCTGCCGAGATTTGAAGATTGCTGAATGCACGTTCAAGGCTTTCGGTTCGACCAGCTTTATCGAGAGCGGCGCCTAGCTGCTGAACATACCCGATGGCTTGCTGGAAAAGGTAATTTGCCGAAGCGATACTGGTGAGTTTCGTTTGAAGAGACGAGAAAGAGCTTCCGGCTTTCTGTGACTGAGTGCCGAGGTCTGCAATGCGTTTTGAGACGAGGTCGAGAGGAGCCCCCATCTTCGTGGCAGCGGCCCCGATGTCGTAGAGGCGGTCTGAGAGTTGTTGAGCGGAGAGGATGTTCTTCTGGCTGAAGGCTTCCTTGATGCCTCGGTCGAGTTCTTTGAGGCCCGTGAATTTGGCGGTCTTGGCTATCCTCTCGGTGACTTCCCCGAACTTCGCCATCTCCTTGTCAAGCTTCGAGATATTCTGGGCGGAAGTTCCAGCTTCCTTGCCCATGAGCTCAAGGCCTCTACGAATGCGCTCAGCCTGCTCGTCTGCTTTCTGATGATTGAGAACAATATTGATTTCTACATCATCTTGGTCGAACGCCACCTATCGACGACGCCCCCTGGCACCCGACATCTGCCGATCCTTCTCGGCTTTATGCTCTCGATATTTGTTCATGATGCCCTTCAACTCCAAAATGGTGTCGGCGGACTCCTCATGAAGCCCGCTGTCTTTGTAGATCTGTTGTTGCCAGTGAACGGCAGCCGGTGAGTGCTCGAACGCCTCTGCCTTGATGAATGCCAGCGACTTCTTTTGAAGCGAAGTGCTCCGTGCTACGTCTTTTATCTCGCAGCCACGGGGCAACATGCACAGCGGCAATGCCGTCCCGCCTGAATCGTGGTGCCGCCTATGGCAGTCACCACAATTCAGTTCGGGTTGGAACAGTAACGCTGTGAACCTCTTTACGAGGCGCTGGTTGACGCTTTTTTTGAGTTCGCCTCACGCTGGCTCGTGATGACGTTACCAACGGCAAACGCATACTCGATGTAGGCGATGTTGTAGAAGGTGTAACCGAATCCTCCTTCCTGAAGTGATTTCACAGTGACATCATCACCGTTTTTCGTCTTCAGATTCTTGACCTCGACCAACTCCTGGAAGAGCCTTTTCCCCTTCTCAGTGAATGACAACGATTCATCATTCCTAGCCTTCTCAATTTCAACCCAAGCGGCCTCGCCTGGATTCGCAAAACGCAGCTCCCCTTCACCGAGGGGAACCACGATATCTTCATCAATTATGTACGCTGCCATTTGCTCCTTTTATGCTACTAGGCTTGTTGATAACGTGTTCACTATCTCAAAATGCGGGAAGGCACTGTCCATTCCTGTTGGTGCAGTTACCGCATCGAAGAGATCGAACGTGAGAGTTAAAGGGATGTACCCTGGTGAAGTAAGCGGAGCATTTGGAGCGTCCAGCAACTTCATTCGAGGTAGTAAGATCGTGAACCGCTTATTTACTCCCGTACCAATCGCAGAACCTTCCATGGAAAGCCGTGATTTCTTGGCAGTCTCAGCAGCCCAGACGGTGTACCAGGTGTGGTCAGCCAGAGTTTTAATGTCCACTGTGACCGTACCAGTCATGTCACCGCCTGAAACCGGAGCACTATTTCCAGCAGATCCCTTGATCTCAGCTCGTATCTCGTGCGGCCTATCCAAGCTGAGGTCGTAACCAACGATGGAGTACAAATCTCCACTCGCCAAAGCTCCGGTGGATTGGTCGTCAACCCAGAATGTATCCACAAATGCACAAGTGATTAGCTCAGGATTGCCCTCGGTGAAAGTCGCAGCCTGAATCTCAGAGTTGTCGTTCTCGGTGCTGGAATACTTGATCTGGTCGCCCAGAAGCTCGAATGTCGCCACCGGGAAACCGGGGATCGACGGAAAGCTGATTCCGAAACTCGTAACAGCAGCCGTCACCAACTCCTTAACAGTAGTGGTCGAGGTTTCCCACGCAAGCGTTGCATACCCGCCCGCATCGAGCGTGGTGTTGACTTGCGGCTTGTGGAGATAGTCGCCTTGACTCGCCGTGATTTCAGTACCAGGTGATGCCGAGGTTCCCAAGAAGAGAGCGAGTAGCACGTCAAAATTGTTTCGATATCCAGGCTGCATTTCAAGAGACACCCGAGGAATCGTGTTGCCGATAGTTCCGTCTGCCGCCATGATTCGACCGGAGCCGATGGTATCCGCTACGAGTTTTTGAACTTCCTGAGTATCCGTGATCTTCGCCCTGAGCCTATTTCCAGACCCGACCGCAACCGCAGTTCCCCAAGTTCCAGCACGTTTGATGGCCGCTGAGGCCAAGTTTCCGCTTATTGATGCCATAAATTTGTTCTCCTAAAAGTAGAAATTAAATCTGTTTTTGTGCGGCGTAGGTCATCGACCCCTTCCAGCACTTCACGCCGTCGATTGTGACGGTCGTAATTTGGGACGGCCTGCCGCCGTTGTAGAATCCCACCGTGTTGCTCCAGCTCGGGCCGAGGCTTGAGAGCACCAGGTCGTCGACCACTTCAAGGTTGTTTCGCACCGTGAGGTACGTGCTTTGAGCTGAGTCCGTCTGTTGCAGATAGCGAGTTACGACTACCTGATAGGTGATCTCTCGACTCTGAACCATGCCCGCTACCGATTGCCGAAGCGTCAGGCAGGTGAAAAAGTCCACGACTCCCAGAAGTCTGAGCGCCGCAGCATCTGAACCGCTATCGACCGTTACATCGTAGAACAATGCCTGGCTGTTCAGTGCCGTGAAGGTTGCGTTCTGCCAGATTGCGGTTAACCAAGCTGCTTCGATGTCAGACGAGCGGTTTGTCATCGAAGTAGCAGCACCGTTCCGCTGCCCGCTTGAACCGGAGTATCTGCCGCCCCATCATTGTCCACGTCGTACTCAAGCAGCACCTCGGCCAATGCGTTTTCGTAGTTCGCTTTGAACTCCGCATAAAGTACATTGAATTTCGTGTTCCCCGTCTGAATCTCGCTCAGGGCAATGTTCGCCAACGTTTTCCACGCAACGGCGTCATTGAGCTTGCTCACGTCGAGTATCTGACTCCACTTGTAGCCCTTGGCAGCGAGGTGGTTCCGTACTTGAACGACTGCCTCAGCGATCAACGTGGTTCGCTGACTGGTTCCTGTCGTGTAGGAGTTCACGTGCTTCCACTTCACGGCCAGGTCGCTCTCTGCCAGCGTTACCCGAGAACCCTGTCCCCTCACTCTCTCAAGAACGAGGCCTTTGACCACGGTCTGAATCTGTTCGGTCGCTTGCAGGAGGAAGTTAATCCCCTGGAAGTAGGTTTCGGTGTCGGTCAGGCTCGTAGGATCTGGATCGTCAATGGCAGGGATGGTGTACGTGAAGCACTTGTTCGTAGCGTCCCATGTCCAGCTCGTAATCGTCGCAATCGACCCCGTGCCGTCGCTTGCAGCGTCACGGCTCGGGAGGTCTGCGAAGATGTAGATGGCTGGCGTCTGGCTCGTTACTACTCCCGACGTATTCGCTTCGTCCACCAACGGATAAAACGAATAGCTGATGTCCCTGCCGAATGCGTACAACTAGAGCTTCTCCTCTTCCGCATCAACTTTCTTCGGTTGATAGGCAGGTTTCGGAGCAACTGGATCTTTCAAGAGCCCTCTCGCCTTCTCCTGCTCAATCACATGCGGCAGAATGTCGGCTGGAATCTCTTCCTTTCGACCTGCTCTGAACGCCTCAACGTGTTCCCAACGTACTGGATTTCTAATCATTTCCATTTTCCTTTCTGGTTATCCGCTTCAGCATAACCGCTGATTCGGCTACGAATTTGATCGTCTGAAGGTGGTCGCCTGCCGCACCTCTCTTCGTAAGTGCGGACCTTCTCAACCGCCCTCTCGATGTCTTCTCGAACGGGCTTTTCCTTGCCGGAGCCTCGGACGAGGTCTACTGTGACTTTGTGGTTAGACATAATGTTGCTCCAAAAGATTCGGGTGAACATAGCAGCAACCGTCGGCTATCTCCTTCGGAAGCTCGCCTGCCTCGATAATATCCTCAACGTAACCGCAGATGAATGGCTTGCCCTTCACCTCGCCCACCTGAATGAGTCGGGGGGCACCAGGCTGGTAGCGCCACTCGTAAACCGAACATACCCCCTCTGGGGTCTGTCGAGGACACCGGATAGGCTCAGCGTTTGCCGGATACAATGTGCAACACTTGCCCTTGCATATTTCCGTGCAGTAAAACGCCTTCGATACTGCCACTATTCGCCTTTCTGACGCTCGGCCTTCGTTGCGATATCTGCCGCCATTCGACTAGCATCCTCGAAGGTTTTTACGCCCTTCTCAGTGTAGATACCCATGTCGACGTGCTCCTTGATGGTCTTTGCCACCTTCTCAGCGGCTTCTCGCCCACGCTGTTCTGGCGTGAGTCGTCGCCACCTCTGAACCTCGGAGTTTGATTCCTTCTCCGCTTTCATTCGGGAGGCCCTTTCGGACGCTTCCCGATTCATCTGGTTCTGAACGGCCTTGAACGACTCGGAGCTTTCAACCAGTTGTCGTGTTTCAGCCGAGGTTTCCCACGTCTTGTCACGGCTCCAGTTTCGCTGCTTGGCCCGAAGATTCGGGATGTAGTTTGCCATTAGGCTTTCACCTCTGCGTCAGGCTTCGATGGCTTTGCGGGCTTCTCGCCCTTGGCTTGGAACTCTGCGATCTTCTGCTCAAGTGCATCCTTCTCAGCCTTCAGCTTAATGTTCTCAGCCTGAGCGTTCCCTTGCTTCATGTGAAGATCGAGGAACTTCTTCAGCTCGTGCCACATGTTACTTCCCGAACCCTTTGAATGCAGAATCGCCATCTGCGCTCGCTGCGGGTTTGGGTCTGAGAATGTCGGAAAGTTGCCGTAGTGGATGATCTTGAAGCCCTTATTCAGGTAGTATTGAACCTTCTCACTCTGCTCTGGTCTTGCTTCCACGTTCATGGTGAAGAGTCGAGTACACACCTCAAAGTCTCCTTCGCCCACTACCCTGCGTCCTCTAGCCTCGAAGAGCACATAGGCATAAGTCGGCTCAACCCAGCCCTTGAGATGCTCGCTTGTTTCGTCGAAGTCAGGCGGGAATAGTGTTTTGAACGGCTCCTTCTTGAGTCGATTCTCTTCTTTCTTTGCAGCCTTTTCGATTGCCGCTTTCTCTTTTTCGTCTGCTACTGTGCTCATGGAGTAATACCTTCTAGTCTGTTAACAAATAAAAAGGGACGCCCTCAACTACGAGAGCGTCCCCGCTTACAACTATGTGTCGCTCAAATAGCCAACACCAGCAGCATCGTAGTATTCTCCCACATCGTAGAAGAAGTACGTTACTGTTTCGGAGTAAAGCCCTTCAGTGCCCTTGTTAACAAACCAAGTTACTGGACGAGGTGCGAACATTCCGAAGAGTGCATACTTCGGATGGATTACCAACTGAACGGTATCTCCACCTGAAGTACCAAAACCGCTTGTCGCGTAGAAGTTGAACCCTGGAATAGCACCAGCGAAGTTGTTAGCCTGCGGAGTGCTGTTCAAGATTCCAAGGAACTGCTGATTCACAAACGCTGAAGCGCCTGTCTGCATGCTCTGAATCTTCAGGTTGTAGTTCGCCTTGTGGGTGATAACTACAGCAAGAGGAATCTCCTTGTCCGGTACTTCACCAGCAAAGATGGTGTACTGACAAAGATAGATATCTTCGAGAGTAGCCCCTGCCGATGCGGTCACAGAGTTGGAGAAGCCAGCGGCTAGGCCGAGGGCTTCGTTATCAACTCCACGAGCGATTGCATCAGCTTGCTTCTCTGCCATTCCAGCAGCGGTTACTGTTCCCCACTGTTGCTCTTCAACTGAGAGAGCAGAGCTGATCGCCATCTTAGCGGCTGTTGCCGTTACGGATGTCTGAGTCAGCTCGCCTCCGGAAGCAAGTGCCACGGCTGTTGATTCAGTAGTAGCCCCACTCACGGCGGTCAATGCGGCATCCTTTCGGAGTTTCTTGACGTTCGTGTTTGGAGGAAGGTCTTCCAAGTGCATGAGGTTCATCATTGTCACCTTTTTAACGAGTGCGGGTCCAAGCGACCCCGACACTACGTCCGTTGGGGTAATGACGTTCCCCAATTCTGTTACGTATGAAACTGCTCCCATATTATTCTCCTATGGTTGGTAAAAAGTTAAATCAGTTACGCTGTTGCTGGTGTGAAGTCGTAGTAGTGAACGGTCACTCTTACTGCTCCAGCCGTGAAGTTCGATCCAGTTGCTGTCAACACCACGCTTGTTGCCGCAGCGTAAAGCGTCGGACCAGCCGCCGTGAAGCTTGCACCGCTAGTAGTGGTCCCAGCAGTAAGAGCGATTGTCGCCCCCCACTTGTCGGCGTCCGTACCGTCACCGATAGTGAAGGTTGTAGCGCCAGTAATCAGCGTGGTAACCCGTACGGTAACGCCTAGCACCACCGCACCAGCGGGGATGAGGTCCGTTGCCGAACTCGTGGCACCGCTGCATGTCACGGATGCGGATGCCGACTTGATGTTGACAAACGCTCCGAACGGCGTGCCGAACGATACGGCTCCTTCGTATTTCTGTTGTTCTTTCATTAAAGTAGTCATGTAGAAATCTCCTAAAAGTTACAAATTAAAGTCGTGGCCCGCCCATAGGCGTAGTTCGAGCTATCGCCATCTGTTGCTCAGAGGTGAGTTTTGAGAACACCTCTTTTGGGTTAGGCATTGCGGCAAGTTCGTCGTAGGTTGTTGGGATCTTCCCGCCAGCCCTGCTACTAACTCGCTGCCCGTCAGTGACATCCTTTGTGCCACCTGTGTGCGTCGGTACCGCCAGGGACTTTCGCTGATCTCGCAACCACTCGCCAAACTCCTCAATGTTCATTGGGAGAGCCCGATTCTTGGGTGAGTACAGAGGATCTCCGTTGGCGTCACGGGCGATGATATTCCCGTCGGCGTCGAGGTCGCAGTGTTTTTCAACTAGCCCTTTAACGATATCGAGAACGTCGCCGTGGAAGTGCTTGCTGATACTGGTCATCACCTTGTCGGTCACTGCCAGTGACTTGTTTTGATTGCGAAGCTTTTCAAGTTCTTTCTGAAGCTCCGACTTTTCGCCTTCTACCTCGG